ATCCACCTGTACCACGTCTTAATCTTTTTTGTGACGCTTTAGCCTGTTCTGTTTGTTTTTTTGCTCTTGCTGCTCCAGCTTTAGCACCTTTTTCAATATCAGATAATTCACCAGCAGTATAATCTTCACGTTTACCAAAAACATCAAAGTCTCTTGATGTGTATTGTTTTTCTCTAGTGCGTGGATCTATGGTAAATACTGCACCTTCTGGTGCTTTGTAACTGACTGATGTTCTGGCTTGTACACCACCACCATAACCAAATAATGGATGATATGATGGTGTGTAAGGCATACCAAATGGTCCTGTTACTGGAGAGAACTGCCCCATAATTGTTCTACCATAGGTTGTACTAACTTGTCGTTTACCTGGCTGGTATTCACCTGATGGCATTAAGAACTCTTTATCTTGTCGCTCTACAGTACGATAACCTTCTGAAATTTGTTTATCAACTTGTTGATTCCACCAATCTTCGGATTTAAAGATATTACGACCACCAGCAAGATTGATTAAATCTTTTTGTGCTTTTTCAGATGTTGGCAACATACCTCTTGCCAATGCCATCCCAAAGTCTAAGGCTGCCATAACTTATCCTAGTGTTTGTATGTTTTCGTCTTCTAAGCCAGCTTCTGGTGTTAAGCTAGATTCAGATAACAACATACGCTTGCCACCTTTTAATCTTGCACGTTTTGATGCTGTCATTTTTTCAGCATAATCTCTTTTTTCTGCTTCAGCTGCCTCTCTTGCACGTTTTGTTTCTTCACGCTGTAATCGTAATGATTCTTCAGCTGCTGATGTGTCTGGCTTACCACCACCAAATGCACCACCCATTAAGTTCTCCTCATCATATATGTATCATCTTTATCTGCACTGTAAGCCATCATAGTACCCTCTGATGTAAAACCAAGACGATTAGCCCAACGTACAGCCCTTTGATCACTACACTTTACAGTAATTTGTATTCGATGTAAATTAAATAATATCTGACAGCTATCAAAGAATGATAACGCACCTTTAGTCATAGCTATTGGGTATCTTCTGGATTCCTCAGCAAATAAAGACCACGCTTCACCAACGCCACTCCAGAGAAACACACAACCAAACATAGCGACAGGCTGATTGTTAACAAACGCAGTAATGCAAGGACCACATTGAGACTGAAACATAATAAGCCGTTTTCTATCTTCAATCGACAATGATTTAGATCCATATTCTTCAATGCCCTTAAAATTAGATAAATGACTTTCATGAAAAGGTAAGTAGTAGCCGTGATTAACATCAGGCATGTTTTTAAGTATTTGATCAACGTGTATTAAAAACATCGAAGTCACTATTTACTACAGTTTGTGAAATTAATGTATTTTGTGTCAAGGCGGACTTGGTCATCCGCTTATGCTCTCCACCACCCAAAAGCAGATAACCAAATGCATCACCTATGTGAGAATGTTCGTTTTTATTAGGACTGTCTCTAAATCGTTCTTGACCAGCACCGACACTGACTCGTTTAAAATGATACCCACCAGCTAAAGATTTTCTCAATCGCTTAACAGAAGTATGTAATACTAATCCAGGTTTGCCCGCAATCAATCGTTGCATAGGAGCCGCTGCTGCTTCACGTCGTACTTGGAAATTATTTGATGCAGTAGGTTGCGCACGCAATCCTAATGTACGTAAATAATCAAATGCTGTTACTTCATAGATCGCATCACGCTGCATACCAGCTGGATCACCCCATACCATAATCTGTGCTTTAGGATATTTAGCGTTAATCTCAGCTAACAGTTGTGTGCCAAAACGTTCTAACCCCATATCTTCTGTAACGATTTCATGTAAAATAACCCATCGTCCATTGTTTAATCGCTGTCCTATTGCAGCTGCTGGTGTCAAACCAAAGTCAAGACCAATATGAATAGGTAAGGTAGGATCATAATCGACCTCACTTGAACTCATCAAGTTGTCATCATACTCAGGCCATACAGGTTTACCTTCTTGTACATAAGTAAACTTACCTTCAGCATAACAACGAATCCAATCTAAGTTCTTACCACCCAACATCTGAGCATAATATCCACCTGGTAAGTTCGATACGTTTTCTGCTTTAGGATTGATTGTCCACCAACGACCCCCAGCAAAGATATGATCATTCGCTTCTGGATTATCTGGCAAATGTTCTGGACTGACCTCAATCACACCACCTGGTTGATGAAAGAAGTCCCAAGCATACTTACCTGTAATCGGTTCCTTTTGACTTAACCTAAACCACCAATGGTCATCATCCATTGGGTTAGTATCCATCCACACTCCATGCCAAGTCGGTCCGCCATCCCGCTGTGTAGGATAACGACCAACCCGATGAGTGAGACCATCAATAACAGCTTTTGGAAGTTCTCTTGCTTCATTTACCCACGCTCCTGTTAGTTCTAATGATAACAATTTACGTACGTCTTTAGGTTGGTCCAATGCAAGGAAAATCACTTCACAGTCTATACCCGCAGCATCGCCACGGGACGGGAGGCGAATGTGATGAGTGATTGGAGGTGTATACAACATTGGACCAAAAGTGTTTTCAGGAAATAACTCTTGCCATGTCTTAATGGTTGTCGTCTTAAGTTCAGGGTAAGAGTTCCTGACAATTACAAAACGAGTGTAGCGGATCCCATCGATAGGCGATGGTTTTTGCCTAACGGCCCTCATCATAATCTCAGCAGCGCATGCATACGATTTGCCTGAACCCACAGGCCCCATCAGTCCGCGAACGAATGCATTACTTTGGAGAAATTTGTATGTCGTTCTTGCGCTACTGAAATCCAGATCAATGCCTGGACCCGCTAACTCTCTTTTACTTCTTTCTTTTTTATTGCTCATCGTCGATGTCTTTGAACTTCATCGTTGCTAAACGTTTGAGTTCTTGATTCTCTTTCCATAACGTATCTATTATTTCCATAACCCTGGAGTTATTCAGATGTGCCATAGCGAACTCTTCACGCAACTGTTCAATCATTGCTTTGATGTCCATCACGTTCCCTCACTTTCTTGCGAAGTTTTTGTAAGTAATAGTCTGCTTTGTCAAGATCCTCAACGCCGTTCTTTAAAGCAAACCTCCAAACATACTTAATTACATTTGCTACACAAACTGCAATTATCCCCACCAGACCCATGGTTGCCGACTCGATAGCATCAATACATTCCACTTTACCTTGTGTGTAATGCTTGGGTCGATTGACGTTATCATTCATCTATTTCTATCCTTAGTTTTCTTGCTGCTTCTTTAGCCATCTTGTTTGCAATCTCATAATCAGGATTTGGTTTTTTTAACAACTTCTTAACCCATTCAATACTGCGGTTGTAATTTTTATATTGTTCTTCTTGTTCTTTGATGATAGCCATAAACTTATCTCGTGCTGCTTTATTCTTCATTATCGATTGTTTCCGGTGCTTTAATATTAATACCAATCACTGATGGTTTATCTGAGTCATCAGGATTATCTAATAAGCCACTAGCTTTCGCTAACAGTCTTAAGGTTTGGACTTTGTCCCAGAGTTCGATTTCAATCTCACCAGTCTTAGGGTTCGTCTTGATGCGCTTGATTGCTTGCATTGCATGCTCTGGAATGTCCTTGCTTGCTTTGACTTTAACATTGCCATCTTCATCCCAACTCATTATGTCTGATAGTTTTGTATTCGCCATACACAGCAACGAGTAGGCAACTGCCTCTCGGTTTGCTGCAATGGTCGTACTTTTTTCCAAGTTCTTCTGCAAGGCCCTTACACCGCCGTACCCTGAGAGACTTGGAATCGGTTTATTTTTGTTTTTCGTTTCAGTCATTAGAAGGGTAAATCGTCTTCCATGTCCACAACATTATCCGCCTGGACGTTATTCTGTACTGGTGCGGATGGTTGGGTATTGGTACTTTGTTTAACTGGATTACCGATCTTAATCTTATACCATCGGTTTCCAGAATTCTGTGAAACGTTTTCGTAGAGATTAATGTAGCATCGTGTTCCATCTGGTAGTAACACTTGGCCTTGGTAGTCGCCATGCCAATCCTCTGTCTTATCGTTGTTTACAAATAATTTGCCTTCGTTTTCTTTCAATTCTAACGGACGTTTATTATCTTCAGCCATTATCTTCTTCCTTTTCTATTTCATAAATATGGACGACGGCAGCGCCACCATCCCTTGATTCACCTCTAGCAATTTCAATGTATTCAAACTGACTATCATCATCATACACGTCAGCCTTCATGAGTGCATCTAATATTGCTTTTAGTGTGTTATCCAAATCAAACTTACGTTTTGACCTGGGGTGGATCATAACACTGATACCAAGACTCTTATCGCCAAAGCTTTTATAACCAGCTTGTTTAACTACTGCAAACACTTCTTCAGTGAATTTTTTTCCAGCTGGAGAGATATATCTTCGCTTTCCCGATGCATGCCAATAATTATTAACACTTGGCGGGTAGGGCAATTCAAATCTCAGTGTCGGTGTCATAGTCGATTTAATCTAGAATTAATGTCTTTAGTACAGTAAGCCTTGATTGCATCGTTGATTATACTCGCCTTGGTTTTCTCTTGCTCCTTCGCAGTCTTGCCTAACAACTCAACACTTTGAGGAGTGAGACGAACTAGGAAAGGTTTTAGTTCACTCATACAAGTCTCCTACATATTTATTACGAACCTTTTTTGTCGGACGTCCGCGACTCCGTGTATCATTCTCATGTTCTTTTGCTACATCACGTTTGCACATTTCTACAATCTTCAGGTATTCACCAGCTGTAATTACTTTCATACCATGTCCAGTAAATCCTTTGGTCATTTTCCAGTAACCATTCTTGTCTGTAAATTTATAGTCTAATGGTTGGCCATCATTAAACTCTTTGATGACTAACATATAGAACTCACGCAATGTCATTTCTTTTTCTTTTCATCTCCAAAAATACGTTTAAATCCTTCATCCCACTTCTTAGGATCTACAGGTCTTGGGATACTTCCTTTACCACCATCACTCATAATGCACCTCTCTTTTTATAAAGCCTTCCGGCAACATAATATAATCTTCATGTAGACAAGACGTATATGGCGCATCAGCATAATACTCGGCCACATAGTTATTGGCTACGGCACAACTCACAAAGTTCCCCACGTATTGTGGATCCTCCATTGTGATCCAAACCACCAAACAATATTCAAACATCTTTTCCTCCCTCGATCTTAGTGTATTTTTTTATAAAGTTAATGTCTTCATTGTCCAACATATAACCTTTGACATCATCCCACTTTACACTACTATCATAAACGATCCGTCTTAAATTTCCACGGATGCCAGGATAAGCCGATCTCGGCCTCATCTCTACATACCCTAACTTCATCAGTTTCTGTAGATGGTATTGTATGGTTGGGTAGGTACAATGTAACTTCTCAGCTAGTGTCCGGATCCCAACAATACTAAATCCTTGTTTGTTACAGTAACCAGCGAGGACTGCTAATACTCTCAAGTTACCTGGTGTTACTTTCTTATCTAGTACCGCTTTAAATGGTATTACTACAAAATGCCTGTGATCCTTGTTTCTTAACTTCTGTATCTGTATCGATTCAGGTATCTTGTATTCCACTTAGTCTCCACAGTAACATGGTATTGCTTCTTCATCTTGATCAAACATGTCTTGTTGATTAATAGCAAATTCTTTTAAAGCTTTATAATTAGGTCTATCTAATCTAAAATTATCATGTTTTGTTTCTACCTCAATCCACCAATCAGCACGACTTGGTTTTTCTTTTATTAAACTTACAATTTGATGGGTAGGTTTCAAAAAACAAAGATCACAATTTCCATGCATGGTTTTACCATTCATATTAGGTAGGCCAAGATCAAAATCATGGTTAGTCCAAAATTCACCAACATCATGTTTTGTTATACCAGCAACGTATAAAGGAACTCTGCTTTTGTCTACTTTGGCAGCACGTCTTGGTTCATCAGCTCTTATACCCATCCAGTCCATATTTTCATTATGTTGCCATCCAATAGATTTGATATATTTATCTATCGCACGTACTTTTAAATGACCAGTACATGCTCTTGATACTGGTGTTGGTATTGCCTTTGTAGATTGTATGTA